GCCAGAGTTCTTCGACAAGCTCATCTCCCATGTTAAGGTCGAGGACGCCTACAAGTACTTCTCCTCGACCGGCGCCCAGCCGCTCCGCGAAGACACTCGCCGCCGCTTCCCCTTCGCTGGCATGATCTTCGAGGAATACAACGCCACCGTCACCTTATCGACGGGCTCGACCGAGACCCTCGTCCCGGCCGGGGAAGGGCTCGCCTTCCCGATGGGCACCATGGACACCTTCGTCACCTATGGCGCGCCCGCCAATCTGATCGAGACGGTCAACACCATGGGCCTTCCGATCTATGCCCGCCAGATTGCCAGGAATGATGGCTCCGCCATCGATGTGAAGACCGAGGCCTCAGTGCTGCCGGTCAACAAACGGCCCCGGCTGGCGGTCAAGATCTTCAGCAGCAACTGAGCCATTGTCATGACGGTCTTTGCCGATGCGCTCGATGCACTATTCGCCGACGCCAATATCGGTCGCGATGCAATCTGGCGGGTAGGTGGCACCGGCGCGGGTGTGAATGTGCGTGTGGTGTTTCGGGCACCGGATACGACTGCAAGTTTCGACGGGGGCCGCTTCGTGGCGCAGACCCGCTTCGTCGATGTCCGGATCTCTGAGGTACCGTTCCTTGTGTCGGGCGACACCTTCGAGATCGGCAGCACCACCTATGTCGTACAGGGCGAGCCAATGCGCGACGACGACAATCTGATCTGGTCGGCGGAAGTCCGGACGGCGTGATGCCAGGCGTTCAAGTCACTGTTGGCGGCGATCTGGAGAAGGAGCTCACCGCCGAGGTCAGGGGCGCCGAGCGGGCGGTCACCGCAGCAATCCGGCTTGCCGGCGCCGGTGTGAAGGCCGGATGGCGGGCGCAGATCGCCAGTGCCGGGCTCGGTGAACGTCTCGGGCGCACCATCCGCGATCAATACTTTCCGAAGAGTGGGGCGAGCATCGAGGCCGCGGCACTCATTTATTCCCGCGCCCCGCACATCGTCGGCGCCTTCGATCAGGGTGTTACCATCCGCGCCAAGGATGGCTTCTGGCTGGCGATCCCGACGGAGGCTGCCGGCAAGAGCTCGAAAGGCGGCCGGATCACACCGGGTGAATGGGAGCGGCGCAATGGGCGGAGGCTCAAGTTCATCTACCGGCGCGGACGGCCGGGCCTGCTGGTTGACACCGGCGATGTTCTCCCCCGGGCGCGGGTCATGAAGCGCGATGGCACCTCACGCGCCGCGCGTGGGTTCAGGAACCGGTCGGTGATCATTTTCATCCTGGTGCCGCAGGTGCGACTGACCAAGCGCCTCGATCTCGAAACCGTTGCCCGTGAGTGGCAGGACAAGCTTCCGGCACTGGTCGCTCAGAACTGGCCCGACCTCAAGGCGGACACACGTTGATGGCCACCAAGCGCGAAACCATCCTGCAGGCGCTGTTCGCACTGCTGTCAGGCCTTTCGGGGCCAACGGTTCTGCGCAACGGCAATCTGCCCGAGCGTGTACCCGCAGGCGGCATGATCATCCTGCGCGACGGCGATCCGGGCGAACCCGAAGTTCTGCTGTCGCCGCCCGAATATGTCTATGGCCACCGCGCCGACGCCGATGTGATTGTCGATGCCGCGACACCCGCCACGCGTGATGCAATCTTCGACAGCATCCTGCAGGCAATCGGTTCGGCGATCACTGCCGACCGCAGGCTCGGTGGCCTATGCGATTATGTCGAGGCAGCGGCACCTGTCCCGGTCGATCTGATCGTCGAGGGTACCTCGGGCTTCAAGGCGGCGACCCTGCCAATCATCCTGCACTATGGGACGCCTGATCCGCTGTCTTGACTCAGTGGTGGCTCAATCTGGGCTTGGCGACTCTGGGCTCTGGTGGAAACTGACGTGCAGCCGCCGCTGCTGCTCCATGGAGCCCGCGGTCAGGACGGGAGCGCGTCAGATCGGCCGTGCCGGACTGCCCACCACGCGCGTGCCCGGAGCCACGTCGCGGGTGACGACCGCACCGGCGCCGACGATGGCACCGTCCCCCACGGTAACGCCCGGCAGAAGGATCGCGCCGCCACCTATCCAGACCTCCTCGCCGATGCTCACCGGCAACGCTCGCTCCAAGCCGCGGCGTCGCTCGTCGAGCCCGTGGGCATGGTCGGCGCAGTAGATTTGCACGGCGGGTCCCAGCATCGTCCGCCGTCCAATCCGGACGGGCGCCGTATCGAGGATAACGCAGCCGGCGTTAATGTAGACCCGGTCGCCAAGCGCGAGGTTCCGGCCGTAGGCGACATGGAAGGGAGCTTCAAGGTAAACCCCCTGACCGATGGCGGCGAAAAGTGCTGCGAGCTCTGGCGCACAAGGACCCCGCAGCGCGGGGTCCATGGTGGTGTGGCGCCAGCAGGCCTGTCGCGCCGCATCGCGCAGCGCCTCAAGCTCGGGCGTCATGCAGGAATACCAGCGTCCATCGGCCACTTCGGCCAGCGCCGCGGGCGGCGGATTGATGACTGTTATGCCCGTCGCCCCTTGGCGGTGACGCGGGTCCCTACCGGACAGGTCACCCATGAGGGGACTGTAGCCGCAGAAGATCGCCGCCGGGTACGAATTTCTACGCTTTGCCTCCGCCGCATTCGAAATCTCCGATGGTGGCGCAATTCGGAAGGGGCGAGCCCCTGTCAAAGCCAGACGACGCCACAACACCAACCTCTTCATCCTTATCACGGAGGTAATCCATGCCACGTGCGCAAGGCGCGCGAGCTCTGCTCGCGGCGGCGTTCGAGACGATCTATGGCACGCCGCCAGCCAGCGGTTATTTCAGGATGCCGTTCGCCAGCGCCAATCTGGGTTCCGAGCAGCCGCTGCTGGCATCAGAACTCCTGGGCTATGGCCGCGATCCATTGCCGCCGGTGCTCGATGTCATCACCGCGGACGGCGAGATCGTGGTGCCGATCGACACCCAAGCCTTCGGCCTGTGGCTGAAAGGTGCATTCGGGGCGCCGATCACCACCGGCACCGGCCCTTACACCCACGAATTCCGCTCAGGCTCGTGGTCGCTGCCCTCACTGGCCATCGAGATTGGTATGCCTGAGGTGCCGCATTTCGGGATGAATGCCGGCTGCGTGGTCAACACCCTGTCCTGGCAGATGCAGCGCTCGGGGCTGCTCACCGCGACGGTGGGGCTCATCGCGCAAGGCGAGAGCGTTGCCGCAGTAACCGCGGCGGGCACACCCACCGACTTTGCCCTCACCCGGTTCGGCCAGTTCCATGGTGCGGTGAAGCGCAATGGTGCGGCACTCGGCAATATCGTCTCGGCGCAAATTGCCTATTCCAACACCCTCGACCGCATCGAGACGCTCCGCGCCGATGGCAAGATTGACGGCGCCGATCCCTCGATTGCGTCCCTGACCGGCAGCATCGAGGTGCGCTTTGCCGATCAGACCCTGCTCAACCAGGCGGTGGCGGGGAGTGCAGCCGAGCTGGAGTTCTCCTTCGTCCGGTCGGCGGGGGAGAGTTTCACCTTTACCGCGCACGAGGTCTTTTTGCCGAAGCCCAAGCTGGCGGTGCAAGGGCCGCAAGGGGTGCAGGCCAGTTTCCAGTGGCAGGCGGCGCGCGATCCGTCGCTCTCCCGCATGTGCACCGCCGTCCTCATCAACGATGTCGCGAGCTACTGACATGATCCGCCTCAATCTCTCATCCGAAGCGCAATGGCTCGATCTTGGCCATGGGGTACGGGTCCGGGCTTTGCCGCTCACCTCCGCCATCCTGTTGAGCCTGAGAGGCGATCCGGCATTGGAGGGCGCGGACACCCGCTCCGGCCCCGAACAGGCGCTGCTCTTCGCCAAAGCGGTGGCGGCCCGCGTCATCGTGGCCTGGGAAGGGGTTGGCGATCAGGAGGGCAGGGATCTTCCCGTCACACCCGAAGCAGCGTCCGCACTGCTCGATCTGTTCCCGCTCTATCGCGCCTTCGAGGCCCAGTACATCGCCCCGTGGCTGACACTGGACGCGGAAAAAAACGTCTCCGCGCCCTCGCCGAATGGCACTTCGGCGGGGGCGCCTCCTACTGCTCTGCATGTCGGCGAAGCTGTCCCGACTGTCCCGCCCGCCTGAATGCGCCGGAATCGCTCGAAGGCTGGCAGGTCTGGGATCTGGTGCAGCGCCTGGGCGGACAGCTCCGTCTTGCACCCTCGGGCACCATCATCGGCTGGGACATGTCCGCAGCACTGAGCCTCGCGGCAGCCCTTGGCGTCGATCCCCTGATTGCCGCCGAACTGTTGCCGGTCATCGAAGCGGCCGCCATGCGCGGCCTCAATCAAACCCTGGTGAGCGCTGTGGAGAACGACCATGGCTGAGCGCAAGGTATCGGTGCGCCTGGCCGTCGTCGACGGCGGCCGGTTCAAGGCCGAGATGGCCGGACTGGGTGCCACCGGCAGCGCGGCGCTGACCAATTTGGGGGCGACCGCCGAAGGTGCGGGCAAGGGTGTTCACCTCACCACCCAGCAACTCGCCAGCCTGCAATTCCAGCTGCAGGACGTGATGGTCGGCCTGTCATCGGGCCAGAACCCGTTTACCGTCATGCTGCAGCAGGGTTCGCAGATCGTCCAGATGTTCAAGGGCGGGACTGGTATTCTCGGCGCCATCA